GTAATACGTTGTAAATTTCTTCCAGATTTGTATTCGGGGAGCAGGTTCTTTCTATTATTAGATGAACCCGCCCCATCGAATACTACATAGACACTGGTAGGTTGGATTTGACGTATTAACGCGCCCAGTGATCTAAAGAATCCACCTAAACCCCCAACATGCACCCCATCAGGGTTTACAGCATTAAGTATTGCAAAGTTTCTAAAAAATAGATTAAGACCGTCTATAATTAATACTCTGTCAGTTTGAGCAGTCTCTGGGCCTTGCTCTTCAAGATTATTGAGGAGCTTAAGTAATTCTTTTTTATCCATGTTTATTGTGGTTCTTTAGTATGAGCTGTAATGTCCTCGTATGCTTGGTCTTCTTCAGCAATAATAAAATCACCACCACCTAAAATCGCTTTCCAAGCTGCTGCTTGGTCTTCTTTATAGGATTTAAGAGATTTATCATCATCTAAAATAAAACCATGGGGAGTCATTACAATTTTACCTCTAGTTGTAACACCATTAATATGATTTTTATCAATCTGGATGTTTACACGTTTAGCAAATTCTACCTGTTTACCATCCTTAATTGCTTTAATCTTAGATGTACCTGCAGACATAACATTACCAAATGTAACTACAAATGTTGAATCAAACCACATTGCATATCCTCCTTTATTCATCAACTTAGGTTGACCCATTGGAGATTCCGGTTTTAACGTCCATACCTTATTAATACACACAAGGGTATTAGTATATGGGCTACTTTCCTTACGAGACAATACAATACGCTGATTTACACTATTACCAAATTGAGTTGACATAGCACCAGCATTCCATTCGTTATTGTTCTTGTTTGACTTAATAGACATTTCACAAGGAACAGAACCAATTGAATCCCATAAGAAAAGCAAATCATAAGGTAAATTACCTTTTTTCTGCTCATCAATAAGATCTAAAATAAAACCAGCTACGTCTTCAATTGAATTAATAGTTTCACGATCCGTATAGATAAATTGACCATTATAATCTAGGATTTCTCCTGTTTCTTCATCTACAACCTCATTAACTTCAAGACCCATTTGAATAGCATGCTCCCAGTTCCATTTCATCTCAGTGATAATGAATACTGGTAGAATGCCTCGCTTCTGGGATGATACAGCTGCCTCTAAAAGTGCAGTAGTTTTACCTGTATCAGAATGCCCACGAAGCAATACAATATGACCTTGAGGAATACCTGGTACCGAAGTAACTTCTTGGTAAGCATCCGAAAGTGGAATCCAGGTTTGTTCTTTAAATTTAGCCTTTGATGTAAGTCCCTTTTTATTCTTAAAGCTATCTAAATTAAAATTTGCTTTAATTTCAGAGGAGACTGCCTCCGATAAGGATTTTGATTTTTTTCCTCTTGGCATAACTACTTAATTAAAATGGTAAATCGTTATCACTTTCACTAAACAAATCATCAAATTGTTCAGTTTTAGATTTTTTTACCGGTTTAGAATCTAATGAATAGTTTGATTGGGGTGGTTGTTTTGTGTCCGAATCAAAACCTACAGCTGGTTCTTTGATAATATCACCTTCATTTTCAGTATCTTCAGGAGATAACCATTCTTCAAGATTTGTTTTCATATCCTCATAAGGCATCGGTTTAAATACTTTTTTAGGATCAGGTTGATCATTTAATAAAGTTTCAACTAATGCTTCATCATTTGAAAGTGGTGATACTTTCATTGAAGGAGATGCTGTTGTACGATTGTAAGGGGTACCTGTTGATTCTGGGCCTACAGTATTAAGTTTAATATCACGTCCATTTAAAATGTCAGTAAAATCACCTACTTCCTCATCAGCAGCCATTTGTAAAAATGCTTCGTAAATTTCTTTACCAAACTGCCACAATTTAACTCCTTCACTTTCTTCACCACGTACAACTACAGGAGCAAAAATACGAGTTTTAGCATCTAATTTTTTAGCTAAACGCCAGTTATCTTTGTCGTTTGTGTTTCGAAGTTGCTTAGCAAATTCCATAATTGGGTCCTTTTCCCCCCAATTTTTAGGTGAGGCCATTACTTTTTTACTACCAATTCCATAGTAAAATTTCATTTCAGTGAATGGTGTTTTTGAATTGTACTTAAAAGGTACAACTCTAACCGTTTGTTTACCAACAGATGGTTTCCAGAACAGTTGTTTTCCGCCGCCTGAGTTCTGGTTAGTTGCAGCGTTTTGCATCTGATTAAGACGCTCTTTGATTACGTTCAAATCCATAATTATAACTTATTTTTATTTGTAACTAATATACGAAAACCTATTTAAAAAATCAAATTTAAAGATCAATTATTTTATGAATCTTTGTGTTTAATTGTTTTAATTCATTATGCTGAGTGAGTAGGATACAATTTCTATAATGTTGCCAGTCTACTCTAAAACGAGTATCAACTACACCCCCATTTAACTTTTTAATTAATTCATTTAAAGCATTAATGGTGTATAAAGTATTACTATCTTTTTTTCTATGAACTAAAATTGTGTTTTCTGGAATGTTGTTTACATTGCCCTGATCAACATTATATGTAATAACATATTCGTTATTGCTCTTAACAAAAAGCACAAACATTTTATTGTACATAATATTGTACCTAGATGATAAATCTTCAACTAAGCTGTCCACACCCTCTAGGGTGGTAAACGTACAAAATAACTTATTATTCAAATCTATAAAGTTTTCGGGTTGTTCAAAATCGTATTGTCCCGAATACATATATTCAGTATTATTTAAAGTCATAACTGCTTCCATAACTCATTTTAGTGTTTAATTTAAAACCTTTTATTATTTTTTGTATTTCTTTTATTAATTGCTTCTCTTCCTTATCTAAATCAAATAAAAACGCATCGTAAGTATACAATACTAATCTTGTTTTTTTACCTCTTAGTAATTTCAAAATTTCCCACAATATAAGAACATTAGTTGACGTCTCCAAGTTTTGGAGAACATAATTAAACAACTTTTGCGGCTTCATATCTTGGGTATCCTCTTTCCTAAGTATATACCCCGATTGGGGCATCTTTATATATCCTTGGGATTGAAACTTTTCCCACAAATCATCAATATATATTTGAACCCTTTGAAAAAATTCCAGCCCTCTATATTGTTCAAACACCCCACCATAAAGCTGTTTAAATGTTAGTTCTTTTGCTTTTTTGTAATCAACATTATACATGCTTGCAAAAGTCTTATGTATATCATCATCACCAAAATCATAACCGACAAGCCCCCCACTAAGAGTAGGATGGTAGGCGCTAATATCAAGTTCCACAAAGACATCATTACGAGGAATAAAGCTTTTCCTACAACCGTTTTCTTTGTTGAGAGCCGCGTAGTTGATACCACCAAACTTGTTGGAAGGGCGAGTAGTAAGGGTTTTAAGATTATAAGAAGTAAATACAAACTCGTCCTCCGAATCCCTGTTAAAGTGTTTTTTAAACTCATCTTTATCTATTTTTATCCCACTTGATTCTATTGCGGAGAATACAATGGAAGTTTTTTTATTAAACCATTGACAATAATCATCGGTACAATCTAAGTTAAAAGACTTTAGATCTCTAAAAATCGTCTCACAATACTCATAGTGTTTTACAATCGGAATTAATCTATTTATATCCTTTTGTTTTTTGTGTTTTTGGTAAAAGAAACTATAAACGTGTGGTTTTTCTGGTATATATGTATTAAATGTGGGTTGAGTGTCGAAAAGAGCTTTTAGTGGCAAGTATTGTAATGTTGCCTTTTTATCCCTAACATTTATTTTTTCTATTCCCTTTAATGTTTGTATTACCGCGTCGTAACCCAATAATAAAGCTTCACTATGGTCAATGCATAACATATAGCCTTTACGCGCGGTAATGGGTCGTACATACAATAAAGATACACTATCAAGGATTGGGTGGGTGTTGAAATTATGAGGGATTACCTCCAAAAACACTTCTTTAAAACCTTGAGCGCTAAATTGTTCTAACTGCTCTTTTTCTTCTATTAACCAAAACATTTACTAAATATACAAAACCTTTTTTAAATTATCACGCTCGATAGAATTGGCTATAGTTTTTAAAATAACTTAATAACCCCCTTACTTGCTGTTGTCGTTCAGTAGTTGCCACTACCATTTTATTAATGTTACTAACTTCTTCGGGTGAAGGCCCTGTTAAAGTCCAAGTAAGGGTGAAGATAGTATATGATGGGTAATCCCAATTATCTTCTTTATTGAATAAACTATCGTATTGGGACTTATTTATTTCAATGTAAAGGTTTTGATTTGCCTTTTTGGCCAAATATCTTGTGAACGAACCTAAATTATAATCTTCACTAGTTACTTGAGGATAATAATAAGTTGGGATTTTTTTAATCTTTATTTCTAGATTTTCATTTTTACTTTTTAAGTAACTTTGAACATTTTCAGGAAATATTTGATCAAAATCAATTCCAGGAGGGAATGGGGGGCCATCTACATTATCGTAAGTATAAATTATTGTAGTATTTTCTAATAAACCATCTGTGGGTGGGGCAGATATTGGGGTTAAACGGTTTGAAGGTTTAACATCTGGGTTTTTCCCAGAATAAAATTCCCCTTGGGAGTTTTGCCAATAAAAACCTGTATAGACTTTCCCATTAGGAAGTTGT